GAGAAAAATATCCAGAGGTGGAGGTTTATGGTGAACAATTACGTGGTCGTATTCGTGGTACTGGTATACACGCTGCTGGTGTGGTCACTAGCAAAGATCCGATTTTTAGGTTTGCTCCAATGGAAACGAGATCTAGTCCTGGGTCTGATGAACGTATACCTGTGGTTGGTGTCGACATGGAAGAGGCTGAACGCATCGGGCTTATAAAAATTGATGCACTTGGTCTTAAAACATTAAGTGTTATTCAAGATGCAGTTGCTATGATTAAAGAAAATCACTACAAAGATATTGACTTAGACTCTCTTGATCTTGCAGATCCAAAGGTTTATGAAATGCTTTCTGATGGATATACAAAGGGTGTGTTTCAGTGTGAAGCAACACCATACACAAATCTTTTAGTTAAGATGGGTGTAAAGAATTTTAATGAACTTGCTGCATCTAATGCACTTGTTCGACCTGGTGCTATGAACACTATTGGTAAAGATTATATTGCTCGTAAACATGGCAAGCAAAATGTATCTTATACGCACCAGATTATGAAAGAATTTACGGAGGATACTTATGGCTGTGTTCTTTACCAAGAGCAAGTTATGCAAGCATGCGTACACCTTGGACAAATGTCCATGTCGGAAGCAGATAAAGTTAGAAAAATTATTGGAAAGAAAAAGGATGCTAAGGAGTTTGACGTATACAAGGAGCAGTTTGTCAAAGGTGCTTCTGCCTATATTGCTCCCAATCAGGCTCTTGATCTATGGCATGACTTTGAAGCGCATGCGGGATACTCGTTCAACAAGTCTCATGCGGTTGCTTATTCTACGCTCTCGTATTGGACGGCGTGGTTAAAGTATTACTACCCTCTTGAGTTTATGTTTGCATTGCTTAAGAATGAAAAAGACAAAGATGGTCGCACAGAGTATCTAATTGAGGCAAAGCGTATGGGAATTTCTATTAAACTTCCTCATATTAATGACTCTGACTTTGATTTTAAAATTGAGGGTAAGGGAATTAGATTCGGACTAACTGGTATTAAGTTTATATCAACTAACATTGCAGAAAAGTATATTGCTGCTAGACCATTTAAGTCATATAAAGAACTTGAAGAATTTACTTTTACAAAAGGTAATGGAGTAAATAGTCGTGCACTTAATGCCTTACGTGTAATTGGTGCTGCAACTTTTGCTGATCAGCCAAGAAATGATATTGAGATTAAAGAGAACCTTTATGAGTTCTTAAATCTTCCAGAGTTTAATATTACAATTCCTTCTCACTACTATGCATTTATTCAGGACGTAGATTCATTTGAGGAAAAGGGATCTTTTATTCTTATGGGAATGGTTAAAGCAATTAAACGAGGAACGGGATGGTCAAGAATTGAAATTTTGGACAAGACTGGTAGTGTTGGTATATTTGATGAAGAGTCTACGACTATTGAGACTGGCCGTACTTATCTTATTCTTGCAAACGATAATAGGATTGTATCTGCAATACCTGTTGATGAAATAAAAGGATCTTCTAATGCTCTAGTAAAGTTTTTAAGTTATAAACAATTGCCTTATTCTGAAGAAGAGTTGTTTGTTGTTTCTTTTAAACCAAGAATGACAAAGGCTGGAAAGAAGATGGCATCTTTAACTCTAGCAGATACCAGTAGAGAACTTCACTCTGTAACAGTATTCCCTACTGCATTTCCAAGAGCATACATGCACATTGAAGAAGGTAAGGCTTACAAATTTAGTTTTGGGAAAACAAAAGATGGAACAGTAACATTGGAGGATGTATATGTCAGTTAGTGTAGAAGAAGTATTAGCGCAACTTGATCCTAAGTTGAGAAAAAGATTAGGTAACGGTGTTGGAGTAAACTTTGAGTATCAACCTACACCTAGTTTTGGATTAAACCGTGCACTAGGCGGAGGACTGCCTTATGGACGACAGGTCCTTATCTGGGGATCAAAGTCGTCTGCAAAGTCCTCTATGTGCCTTCAGATGATTGCTATGGCACAAAAAGAAGGCAAGGTCTGTGCATGGATTGACTCTGAAATGTCATACTCTGAAGACTGGGCTGTTAAACTTGGGGTAGATCCAACAAAACTTATTTACTCACAAGCAAGAACTATTAGCGATATGGTTGATGTTGGTGTTGGACTTATCAATGCTGGTGTAGATTTAATTGTTATTGATTCAATTACATCAATGCTTCCTGCAATCTACTTTGAAAAAGATACAGATGATATGAAGGCATTAGAAAATACAAAGCAAATAGGTGCAGAGTCTCGTGACTTTAGCAATGCTTGGAAGATGCTTAACTATGCTAATAATAAGGTTAAGCCTACGCTTCTTGTACTTATTTCTCAGTCCCGTAATAATATTAACGCTATGTATACGAGCCAACAACCTTCGGGTGGTCAGGCTACTAAGTTTTATTCTTCATGTGTTATTAAGTTGTTTTCATCAGAGTCAGATAATCAAGCACTTAAGGGAAAGATTAAGGTAGGAGATAAGTTAATTGAAGAAAAAATTGGCAGAAAGATTCGCTGGGAACTACAGTTCTCCAAAACCTCTCCAGGGTTCCAGTCTGGTGAGTATGATTTTTATTTTAGAGGTGACGATATTGGTATTGATGCCATTGGTGATTTGGTTGATACGGCAGAGTCAGTAGGGTTAGTTAATCGCACTGGTGCTTGGTATCAGTTAGACGATGGTACAAAGGTTCAAGGTAGAGATGGTTTTATTAATCGTGTAAGAGAAGATCTTGATCTACAACAAAGTCTAAGAGATAAACTGGCAAATGGCTGATAGTAATTTTACTATATATAATGGAAAGTTTCCATGTAAAAAATGCCATGAAGAAGTCTTATCTTTAAGACTTTGGAGTGAAACTGGAGATGCAACATGGATGTGTTCTGCAAAGCATGTCTCAAAGGTTACACTGATACCATCAAAAAAGAAAAAGAAAGATTTTGCTAATGAGTGAAAGATCTGAGTCAAAACGTATTGGAGCCAAGCAACATAAAAACTCTGGTAGGAATAATACTAAGGGTGATGCATCTTGGAATAATTTTGTAATAGACTTTAAAGAATGCTCTAAGTCTTTTACATTAAATCAAGATGTTTGGGCCAAGGCTACAACTGATGCACTCAAGAAAAGCATGGATCCTGCCTTGATTATTGTACTTGGCGAGGGTACACAAAAGGTGCGACTTGCTATAATAGAATTAGATATGTTAGAACAGTTAGTAGAGGAGAATAATAATGACAAATGAAGGTCCACAAAAAACAACACTAGAGCAAGTAAATGGTTTGGCTGAGATTGCAGAGTATATGAATGATGAAGAACTCACCGTTGCTCTTACAATGATTGCTAAGATAATTATTAAACCAGATATCCCAATCCAAGTAGCAAGCCTTGAGATTGTTAGACTTCAGGCTATCGCAGCCAAGATGTCTTTAAAGGCTACTTGGATGGCCAATGTTGATAAAAGTGACAGGGCAAAGAAAAATATTTACTATACCGCAGCAGAATCAATCAATGATTTGGTATCAGCATTAAAATACATTATGCGCTAACCTGCTATACTTATATAAACAAGGGATGATAATGACTAAAAATTTACTACAACAAATAATGATTAGAGAAGTTGAAACACCAGAACAGATAGATGCAAAAGAGTTAGTTAAGGTTATTGAGCAGGGATATCTTGTAGGTAGAGATCCTGAGCATAAACAGAAAAAGACTTTTGGTCCATCTACAATTGCATACGGTCATGGCGAATGTCCAAGATATTGGTATCTTGCTTTTGAGGGTGCTGTTTTTGAAGATAATTCAGATGCATATGCTGTAGCAAATATGACTAATGGTACTCTTTCTCACGGTAGAATTGAAGCAGCGTTTAAAAACTCTGGCATTTCAATTAACTCTGAATTTAAATTGTTTCATGATGATCCACCAATTTTTGGGTATGTGGATAACTTTATTCGATGGAAGGGCGATGAGATTGTTGTTGAAGTTAAGACAACAAACAATGAAGTATTTGAATACCGTAAGCGTACAAACAAACCAAAAATGGGCCATGTGGTTCAGTTGCTTATTTACATGAAAGTTCTTAAAAAATCTAAGGGTATTTTAGTTTATGAGAATAAAAACAACCACGAACTACTAGTAATTCCAGTAGAGGTAAATGATCACTATAGAGCCTGGATTGATATGGCATTTCAATGGATGCGTGATGTTCGTAAGGCATGGGAAGATAAAACACTTCCAACAAAAAATTATAGATCTAATTCAAAAATCTGCAAGAACTGTCCTATTAAGAAGGCTTGCGGAGAAGCAGGGGTGGGCGTAGTAAAGATAGCATCCCTGGAGGAACTGAGTGAAGTTATGTAGCGTATGTGATATATCGTTTAAGCCTAAAGTAACTTATCAAATTTACTGTACTAAGGTTTGTAGAGATATTGCAACCAGAGAAAAGATTGTAGAAAGGTATAACGTCACAAAAAGACAAAAACGAAAAGGGAAAAAACGTTTATGTCTTGGTGGTTGTGCACAGGAACTTTCTATATATAACGATTCTGGATTTTGTTCAAACTGCAATGTTAGCGAAAAAGCAGTTGCAAAAATGCTAAAGGAATTGAAAGGGTATATTGATTATGAGCAAGACTAAGTGGGGAGCAGAGGCACAACCAAAAACTATTTGTGCTATTGATGCTAGTACAAACAGTCTTGCTTTTGCTTTGTTTGTTGATAATGATCTTAGTAGTATTGGAAAGATTTATTTTGAGGGAAATAATATCTATGAAAAAGTTATGGATGCTGGCAAAAAAGTAAAAGCCTTTTTTGATATTTATGGTGGTTTTGAAGCAATAGTTATTGAGCATACAGTATTTATGAATAGTCCTAAGACTGCTGCTGACCTTGCCTTAGTTCAAGGTGCAATTCTTGGATCAGCAGGACAATCTGGAACTAAAATAATTGGCAGAGTTTCTCCAATTACTTGGCAAATTTTTATGGGTAATGGAAAAATATCTAAAGAAGAACAGTTACTAATACGATCTCAAAATCCTGGAAAGTCTGATTCATACTACAAGGCTCACGAAAGAATGCTTCGCAAAGAAAGAACAATTAAGTTTATTAATATTAATTATGATAGAACAATTACAGACAATGATGTTGCAGATGCTTGTGGAATTGGTCATTGGGCTGTAAAAAATTGGGATAAGGCGATAGGAGAAAGTAAGTAATGCCAGAGTTAAATGCAAACATACCACCTATAAACTGTTATGTAAGAGGAAACTATTTAAGAAATCATAAAGATAGCCACGACAAATATTTTGAGTGCGTGGTTTTTGGTGTTTCAAGTTTAAAGTCTAGAAGTCCGCTATTTCATATTATGATGCCAGATGGTGGCCTTTGGTGGAGACTTCCAATTTCTGCCTTTTGCACAGAGCCAGGTATTCCAGAAGTTGATCTTCACAATCTAGTACTATGGAATTCATTTAGTCATCATATTGCTGTAACAAGATTTGAGAATCTAACTAATCTTAGAATGTCTTACATAGATCGAACAAAGACAATGCATAAAGGAACCTATCTATTTACTTTAGACTGGCATAACCCAGATACAAATGTATTAGATGATGGATACTCTGAAAGTCCAGCAGACCATAAGTGTGGTCATGTTATACAAAGAGATGATGGAAACTTTGCTATCCAGCCTAATAATCGTGTTCGTGTTTATGAGCCATCGTTTACCCTTGAAAAAGAATACCTGATTGATAGAATAATTAATGAAAGAAAATATGATGTTGAAAACCAGGATAAGTGGATTATGGAAAACTCTGACAGGTTTAATTATGATATTGAAGAAAACCAGGGTTGACAAATAACATTATGCCTGCTAAACTATATACATCAGAAGTCTATATGCGTAAGAGATATCTTATGGATAAAAAGACTCCAGAAGAGATTGCAAAGGAGTGCGGAGCCAGTGTTGAGACTATCTACGTGTACCTTGCTAAATTTGGATTGAGGAAGTCTAAAAGATGAAAAATAATAAAGAAGACGACTTTATTACTGTATATTGGGCACCTGCAATATCTTATGAGGTTGAGCCTCATAGAGAGTTTAATATGATGTACCCTGAGCCAGAAAATATGTTTTCTTATTTGACATCAAGAAGATCAACATTTAATCAATCTAGATCAATGTTAGTTTGTCCAGCGTTTAAAAGTAAAATGAAAAGAACATTTTTCTTTAAAAATTCTACAGAGTGTAACTTTTTATATGAAACTGATGATCGTGGAGAAGTATATCTTCAGGATCAAATTGGTTTTCCTGAAGAGGTAAGATCATTAAGAGCCCCAGGACTTGACTTTGGGCCAACTATTGTTGTAAATTTCCCTTACATATTTTTTTCAGACTCTGAAGTAGAGGCAAGTTTTTCTCAACCAATATTTCACCCACAAGGATACTCAAAATATGGATCAGTTGTTCCAGGAACTTTTGATATTGGGTCTTGGTTTAGACCATATTCTACTGAAATCCAAATGTGGAATAATTCTGGAGAACTTATTATAAAAGAAGATGAGCCAATCTTTTATGTTGAGTTTTTAACAAATAAAAAAATAAAACTTGTAAGGTTTAAATATACAAAAAAATTATTCACATACGCACAGCATTGCGTAGACGCACCACCAATTTTTGGTAATAATTTACCTCTTACAAAAAGATACAAAAAGTTTAAAGAGTCAAGAATGAGAGATGTAATCTTAAAAGAAATAAAAGAAAATATAATTGGTGACTTTAATGAATAAAAATAAAAAAATATTTACATTATTTTTTATACTTTTGTCAGCAGGTATAATTCATACTTTGTTTATTTTTAAAAATATTCCAGAAACATTTGACTGGAACCTGGAGGAGGATATAGATGAAAGTATTTAAAGATTTTATCAACATTTCAAAAACAATCGTTCAACAAAAATTTTGCAAGCATGTAAATCTTGAATCATCCTCTTGTCCTTTTACTGGAAGAACGTATACGGATTGCTTAAAATGTTTTAAAAGGTTAAGTGTTGAGGTAACCAAATGAGTGACAACCTACACATTACTGTTGATCAAGTAAATCATCCTGCACATTACACAACGGATCCTTCTGGAGTTGAATGTATTCAGATTACCCGCCATCGTAATTTTAATATTGGAAATGCTTTTAAGTATTTATGGAGAGCGGGACTTAAAGATGAAGCAAAAACTATTCAAGATTTAGAAAAGGCCATCTTTTATATTAAAGATGAAATAAATAGATTAGAGGGAAAGTATGTCAACTGAGACAGAACTAATTCAACATCTTGATGAGGTCAATCAAGTAGTTACAGAATATCTTAAGGGTAATGATCCCACAGTTATTTCTAAAGAATTGGATATTCCACGTACACGTGTTGTATCTTTAATTAATGAGTGGAAAGTCATGGCATCTGCTAATGATGCTATTCGTGCTCGTGCTAAGGAAGCCCTAGTAGGTGCAGATACACACTATACAAAATTAATTACAAAAGCCTATGAGGTTATTGATGAAGCAAGTTTATCAACAAACCTTACAGCCAAGACTGCTGGAATTAAATTAGTTTTAGATATTGAATCAAGAAGAATTGATATGTTGCAAAAGGCTGGTCTTCTTGAGAACAAAGAACTTGCAGAAGAGATGATTGAAATTGAAAGACGACAAGAAGTTCTTGTTGGAATCCTAAGAGATATTGCTTCAGAGCATCCAGAAGTTCGTGACATTATTATGAAGAGACTTTCTGCTATTGCAAAAGAAGGAGAAGTGATTACAGTTGTCCACGATGTTCAATGAGTTTCTTGAAGTATTAAAAGAGAATCATTTTGTTGAAACCCCAGTTGACGTAAAGACATTTGTCCAGTCACCTGACTATCTTGGTCAACCGCTTTTATCTGATATTCAATACGAAATTGTTGAAGCAATGAGCCAGATCTATCGCAAAGAAGACGTGATGGATATCATGGGAGATGTTGAAGGAACTAAACACTTTAATAAATACACCAAAAATGAATTAATTCTTCAACTTGGCAAGGGTAGTGGAAAAGATTTTATCTCAACAGTAGCCTGTGCCTATGTAGTATATAAACTATTATGTCTTAAAGACCCTGCAATTTATTATGGCAAGCCTGCAGGAGATGCTATTGA